GCCAACTTCCGACTTCTTAGAGTTGATCACCATGCCTAGTGCCGAGGCAAACTGTTCCCATTCCGCCATCTGGCGTCGAATTTCATCTTCACTGAGGTCCAACGCAAAGAGGCTGTCGTCTCCAACTGTATGGAGTTGACGAGCCTTACCCTTGGTCATGGCTTTGATTAATACCCAGTTCACGATTGATCCAACCAAAGCCGTAAACCGCGAGCCGGATGGAATCCCAGTGTGTTTGATGAACGTTCGGCCGTCGGGCATCACGATTGGCGTATGAATAAAGTAGTGCTCGATCATGTCAAAGACACCACTATATTCCGTCCCAAACGCCTTTCGTATAATCCCGAACGCGAAGCGAATCAAGAATCGTGGGACGGTAGCGTCGAAGCGTGACCAATCTAATCCCACAGGTGTTCCCGACTGCTTCACGTGATCAATCGCCATCGCCACCCATCTGTTTGTCCTGGGTAACACTGGCGCATTCCGGCACAACAACGCCTCCTGGTAGGCATCAGCAAAGGCTCCCTCAATCAAGTTTATTTCGAAAGGGAAACCCCACACGAGCCGTACCTTCGGACTGTTGCGAGGGGCCAACTGTGTTCTAAGGTAGGCTAGACACGGTGGTAGCTCACAGAAGGGCTGCTTCCGTCTTTTTGCCTTATCCATAATCGTCTCAGCCCTAGCCAGACCTTCGACATAGACGTCAAGGTCCGTGCGCTTACCCGTACGGCCGTAAAGCCGCCACGACGCACCTGGTGATGAGGGTTCAATCTTAACCTCATTAAGAGGCTTTGGAGTTAACCCTTTTGCACCAAAGACCTTATATGCTTCATTCATTGCATCTCGCAGTCTGGCTCGTATGTCATCACTAAGCGCTGACCAAGCGACATCACCATGGTCGTACTTACCCAGACTGGCGTAAAGCAGCTCTAGGGTAGCACCCGACCGCGTATAATTCCTAGCACGGTCACGAACCTCCTTTCCAAATAATTCCTCCACTAACTCAGCAGCCCGCCTGTCTACCACATGCCCGGTCTTCACTGTCCCAAGCATCGGGGCCAGTGGTTCATCTGAGACAAGCTCTGCCTCAGAAAGACCGTTTTGCCTACC